GTTACGATTCGTCCGCTGCCATAAGTCCGGCAGTCTTCAGCTTTGCCAGCAGACCATTGAAGTCCTCTTTCAGAGCCGCCACAGTCGTTGCCTCGCTGTCTGCCTGGTTTTCCGCAGGTGTGGAAAGGAGCCCCTCCACAGAGGCTCCCTCCTCGATGATCAGCGTTCCGCCGATATGGGTGACGTCACCGCCCTGTTCGGTATAGTTCTTTGCGTTATACTCGCTCATAGTCTCGTCCTCCTTACGCTTTCATCTGCAGGAGCTGGATGCCCTCTGCGAGGATGACCTTGCCGTCCACACGCTCAGTAGCCACATAGCCGATCTGACCGTTGGTAGCATAAAGCTCGTTCAGACGCTGAACCGTTCTGCCCGCACGGTCGCCAATCCAGTAGTTCTGGAAGTCGCCAAACGCAACGGTATACGCACCCGCCGCCATAGTAGGCGCATACGGAGAGGTGTAAAGGTCGTAGCCGAGCAGCTTGTCCGGCTCTCCCGCCTGGAGGGAAGGCTGCCACAGATAGACACCGTTGCCATCCTTCAGCTTGCGGATGGCAGAGATGGTCGCATCGTTCATGAGGAACTTTGCGTTCCTGCGGTACGGAGCCTTGAGCGCGTACACGAGGTTGATAAGCTCATCCGCAGTGATGGCGTTATTTGCTGCAGCAGTCACACCGACCGCGCCGCCATTGGCGGTAAAGATGCCCGTAGGACGCCCTGTGCCGTTGCCCACGCAGAACGCCTCTTCCTCGGCAGCACCGAACGCTCTGGCGAACTCATTGGCGATATACTCCTCCAGCGGGAACGCCGCGTCCTGCAGAAGCTCCACGCTGATGCGGATAAGGTCGGTGAGCTTGTATGCGTCGATCTCCTTCTGACCGAAGGTGGGATTGCTCTCGGTGAAAGCCGCATTCTCAGCCGTCCAGTTGGCTACAGAATGGCCCACGGAAATCGGGATCTTCCTGTCATTCTGAGTCGTGATGACCTTGGCAATGGAACGAACCACGTTCACTGCATCAAGCCCGGTCACGATGTCACGTTCGAACTCCTCCGGCACAAGGTAGCCACCGTCCGCGTCGGTGCTTTCGGAAAGCACGTTGTGGATGGGAGCCTTGCCGCGAAGGTGTCTGCCGAAGTCCTCCTTATAGGCACTGGACGCGCGACCCTTCTGCATCTCGGCATTCGGCTTTTCGGGAGTCTCCTTGATGGGAGTGCCCACGGGCTTGTTCAGTTCCGCTTCCATAGCGTCCCTGCGCTCCATGCGGCGGATCTCGTTGGACATGTCGTTCAGATCCTGCTCCATAGCGGAATAGGTGGCGTCATCCTCTGCGGACAGCACACCCTTGTCGTTTCTGTGGGTATCGAGGAAGCCCTCCATCGTATTCCACAGCTTTGCTCTCTTCTCACGCATTTCGATAATAGTCATGATGATTTACCTCCGTTAAATAAAGTTTTTTATCGTGTTGAGGCGGGCTTTCAGTTCATCGACCGAGCGTCCCGCCGGTTCCTCCGGCTGTGCCGGTGTGTCTGTCTGCGCGTCTGCCGGAATATCGGCATTCTGCACAGGCTTTGCCTTGGCGCTGATCTTGTTCATCAGTGCCGCCTGCACGGTCTTCCTGGAAAACGCATAGGCGGGTACGGCAATGTCAGCGGCCTTCTCATCTTCGAGAATGCCGTCCGCAAAGCCCAGCTCCACAGCCTTGTTTGCGTTCATCCAGGTTTCCGCATCCATGAGGTGTGACAGCTTCGCCCTCGTCAGGCTGGTCTTGATCTCGTAGGCATTGATAATGCTCTCCTTGACCTCGTCCAGCATCTCGATGGCTTTCTGCATGTCCTCATGGTCGCCCATAGCGATGGTTGCAGGATTGTGGATCATCATCAGTGCCGTGGGAGCCATCAGCACCTCGGTTCCCGCCATTGCAATGACGGATGCCGCAGACGCCGCGATGCCGTCGATCTTGACGGTCACGTCATCCTTGTAATCCATCAGCATGGTGTATATCTGGCTTGCCGCAATGCAGTCTCCGCCGGGCGAGTTGATCCACACGGTCACGGGACCGCTCCCGGAAAACAGCTCCTCACGGAACTGTGCGGGCGTGATATCGTCATCGAACCAGCTCTCCTCGGCAATCGTGCCGTACAGTTCAAGCACCCTTGCCTCGGTTCCGCCTTCGTCCGCCTGGTTCTTCCACGCCCAGAACTTCTTCGTCTGACTCATTGGCTTCTTCCTCCTTCCCTTGGTCAGTGGTTGTATCTGCAAAAGCGCCCGCCTTGTTAAGCGGGAGCATGTTGCCGTTTACGAGGTAGAGATCGCCGCCGTCTTCCGCGGGGATGCGGTCAAGGTTCTCAAGCTCCCGGATGTCGTTTGCGCTCATCCAGCCGT